TTGAAGGCGATTAGTGAAGATGCCCAGGTTCATATCTCAGTTGCTTTTCTTATTAAAGCAATGCTGGCAGTTGGTGTGGTTACTGGATCTTGGTATCAAGCACAAATGAAGTTTCAAGAAATTAGTATAAGATTAAATGATTTAGAAGATAGAGTAACTGTAATAGCTACTACTGTTCAAGGAATGGAACAAGAACACATAAGCGAACTTGAAGAAGAAGTTAGAGAGCAAAGAAGCATATTACAAAGAATGGGATTAAAGAAACCGTAATGGAAAAATTTTTGATACAAGAGTGGGGAATTGTTGGTGTAATAGTATTCTTATTTATAGGAATGATAAGTTTTCTCAAATCTCAGCTATTAAATAAGCTCAATGAAGTTGAGGAAATATGTATTAAATTAATAGACAGATGGAATCGCTCTGATGAAGTTAGAGATAGAAGACATGAACAACTTCTACAGGAAATAAACGACATAACAGATGATTTAAATTTCCTAAAAGGAAGAATAAATGGTAACAAATAACAAAAAGGAGATAGCGGTATGGCTACTTTAGAAGAAAGAAAGCAAGAGCTCGTGAATCAACAAAAACAGATGGAAACAAATTTTCATCAAATTACTGGAGCAATTGCTGTAATTGACCAAATGATAGAAGACGATAAAAATGGTAAAAAAGAAGAAAAGAAAGAGTCTAAAAAATAATAGACTAATAAAATTAATTCTTCCTGATTCGTTTTCTAAATGGAAAGTAAATATGACTAAACACTATTTAGTAAAATAAGGATGATAGACAGCTTGAAAACAATAGGGAACGGCGCCATTGGTGTCGGAGTATGGTGGGTAAATTTACCCGTAATGTTACAAATGTGCGTGTCAGTTGCGACACTTATTTATATCATTATAAAAATCAGTAAAGAATTAAAAGAAAGATAGCCATTCTATGCTTTCTACTGCCCTCTTCACCTCATACCGCCTCCTCCTCGGACTGAGTGGGAAGCGTAGTAATGGCTTAATTAATAACAAGGAGGAAAAAGGAGTGAACATATGGATTTCTTAACAGATTATTTCACATGGAGTACATTCTTTTATTTAGTTGGTATTGTCTTAGCAGGTTCTTTGACTTTAGTAAGTACAAGATACAGAAAGATAATGAAAGAGTTAACAGATGTTGTTAAAACTCTTGAAAAAGCTAATGAAGATAAAAAGATTACTAATGCTGAAAAGAAGTTAATAATGAAAGAAGTGCTTGATGTCGTTAAGGCAATCATAGGACTTAGATGGAATATTTTTAAGTGAACCATAAACAAATAAGAGCTTTGATAAAAGATACTCTTCAAAAAATGGGTATGTGGAGTCAAGAAGCAGAAGAGCTTGTCTTCTTAACGGGAATGGTTGAATCAGGATATGATTATATATATCAAATTGGTTCAGGAATTGCTCGTTCATTTTGGCAGGTAGAAAGTGCTACTGCAAAAGATTGTATAGATAACTATCTTAAGTTCCGTAAGAAGAAATTAGAGAAAGTTAGCGATGTAATGAATGTAGACCCTGACAAACTATTAAAAATGTCTGACGAAGAATTAAAAAATCTTCTTTGGGGAAACATGGTTGCAGGTATAGTTTTTTGCAGAATCAAATATTGGAGAGTTCCTAAAAAGATTCCATTTGACTTAGAAGGAATGGCAGGATACTGGAAAGCTTACTACAACACAGAAGGAGGAGCTGGTACAGTATCTCATTTTTTAGAAAAAGCAGATAAAAGAAAAGATAAAAAGTAGATTGAAATGGCAGGGAAACAACATTTAGCTATTAGTTCATTTCACAATGGATTAAATACTAAAACTGATTCTAGAGATATTGCGACAGATGAATTGTCTAAAGCTGATAATATATCTGTTGATGACGTAGGGCAAATAACTATGTCAGGAGGTTCTGTAGATATAACTACTAATAGTACTCCTACAGTAGCCGATTTAAGTGATGGATATTCTTTATTTAGATTTAGTAGTGATTTCGCTGCCAATGGAACAACACAAACAGATACAGATTATATAATATTATGGGTTGATAATCTAGGTAAATTATATTGGTTACCTGGAAGTACTACATGGTCTACTGTTGCTGATGTTTTAGATTTATCATCTGCTTGGGGTTCGTCTGAAACTGCTAAACCTGTTTTTTATTATGTTGATGGAGCATTAAGAATATCTGATAGTAATTTTGACAATACAAATAATCCACCTCAGTGGATAGGTGTAATAAAAAGAGATTTATTTCCTGATAGTGGAACTGTTATATCTGCTACAGGTTGGAAAAGAGAAAAGCAAGAGTTAGAAAAACCAACTACTGGAACTATTACTGATGCAGAATATGTTGCTATTGCAGATGCTTCTATTCATTGGAATGTAAAGAATTTAGTTCCTGAAGATTCAATATATAATTTTGTTCATTTAGAACAGGCAGATGGAGCAGGTACTACAGATGTTGGTCAAAGTATAAGTTATAATAACTTATATTCAACAACAAAATCTTTAAAGTATGACGAAGGAAATAGTGAAAGTAGTATATCTCCTGAACATTGGCAAACATCAAGAAGAGGAAATGATGGATATGGTGCTCAAGGTACTAGCTATTTTCATTCTTTTGGAATGGCTTTACATGGTGAAAATGATGACCATAGTAATACCTTTACATGGACTAGTCAACAAACTTTTAATACTTCTAGCCCAAAATCTTTTGGCACAGGTCAATCTTTATATATGGCTGTAAGAGTTCCTGGAGAAGAAAATAAACAATTTTGGCTAGGAACTCACACTAGAGCTTTTTCAGATTCTGCTTCAATTTCTTTAAGTATACAAGATGCTTATATAACATTTAAAGAAAGTAGTGGTAGTGATTATATAAAATTTAGAATTGACCATACAAAATTTACAGATTCATCAACTCCTTCTGGAAATTGGCATATTATTGAATTTCCTTATGATGAAGCTTTTGACACATCTATTTCAGGTACTTTTAATCCACAAAAACTTGATTTAGAAATGAATATTACATGGACTAGAACTGGAAGTATTTATGGAAATAATACAAGTACTTCTACTCCTTCTCCTTTTACAAAATATAGAGATATTCCTGGTCTTGATTTAATCCAATTATCTGATATGCGTGTTGGTGATACTGATTTAATTGGTGTTACAACTGTTGGAAAACAAAAATTTTTAATGAGCTATACATACGATGATACTGATAACGAAAGTTTATTACATGATTTTGGTGGAGGTTCAGCTCAAGAAGTAGTTTTTTCAAACTCTACATCCTCTTATAAAATAGGTATAGTTGCTTCAATAGACCCTGCGGTTTATAGTGCAGGAAACAATAGAGTTACTGGTGCTAATCTTTATTTAGAAGACGATGGTATCCCATATAGAATAGCACAATTAAGTTATACAAAAGGATTGAAAGGTGCTTGGGAATCTGAATATCCTAAATCATCAAGATTTACAAAAACAGGAAGTAATGCTGCTGAACAATATATTTCTACTACTATAAAAACTGATGGTCTTCCTTTATTAGAATCTTATGAAGCTAATAATGGTTTTAAACCTGGAGTTGATAGCATTATTGCTACTTATAAAACTGCAACAATTTTAAATAGAAGAACTTATGTTGCTAATGTTCTTCAAGATGGTGATAAATTTGGCGATAGAATGATAAAAAGCAAAGTTGGTGCTTTTGATGTTATTCCTTCTAAAGGAAGAGGTATTGATGTTGTTAAAAATGATGGAGATGTTATTATAAAATTAGAATCTTATGCTGATAGAATACTTCAATACAAAAAAAATGTAATGTATCTTATTAACGCAACTAGAGATTCTGAGTTTTTAGAAGATACTTTTTTAGGTAAAGGGATAGCTCATCCATCTGCAAGTTGTTCTACAGATATAGGCATTGTTTGGGTTAATGAAAATGGTTGCTATAGATATAATGGAGAAACAGTTTCTAATCTTATAGATGGTAAAATATCTGATGCAGAATGGCAAACTTTTGTTTCAGAAACATCTGATATAACTTATTTGCCTTTAAAAGATAAAGTTATAGTAAGTGGTGGAACAAATGGTGTAGATACATTTGAATATTCTTTTTATACTAAATCTTGGAATAAAGGAATAGGTAAATTATCTAATAATAAAACAAATTTTATTTTAGATATTGATAATGATGTAAAATATTTTACAAATTCAGGAGGTTCTTATAAATTAAGAAAATGGGATGATACCTCAGTTGCAGATGGTGATGTTAATTTTATAACTAAAGATTTTACTTTTGGCAATCCTGCATCTAGAAAAAAATGTTTTAAGTTTTATGTAACTTATAAATCTACAGGTGATACAAATGTACAAGTTCATTTTGGTACTAATGGTGAAGATTTAACTGATAATAGTAATGGGACTGAAGTATCTAGTTCTTCTAAATACGCAGGAACAAATACTACTTGTTATACTAATGAGTTATTAGATACTAGTGGTGTTTGGAAACAAGCTGAATTAGTGCCTACATCATCTATAAACAATATTTACTCTGTACAATTGCGTTTTAAATCAAATGGTACTGTACCTGCTGATTTTTCTATTAATGACATAACAATTGTATACAGAGAGAAACCTATGAAATAATGCCTACTTCTAAATCTACAAGAAGAGCGAGGCATCAACAAGCTGAAAATCCTACTTTAGATAAAGGTAATCCATCAGCATCCGAAGGTAGAGTCGGAACACAACAATTTAGAAATATAGCTGGAAAAGGATTAGTACATCTTGTTAGAGATGAAACAGGTTGGAAAGAAATGGGTACTTCTCAAGCAAGTACTAATCAAGGAGATAAAGTAGCAAGTTCTGTATCTATTGCTGCAGGTATTAGTGCTTCAGATTCAGTTTCTCAAGGAACATCATTTTCAGGAAGTTCTCATAGTAGTTTAACTAATTTAAGTGAAGATGACCACACACATTATGTTCACAATACTACCCAAAGAACTATTACTGCTAATCATGCATTTACAGGCATACCAACATTTAGCAATATTGATATCAATGGTGGAGATATTGCATCAGGAACTACAATAAATAAATCTCCCGTTATAACTTTAGCAGGTGATTTAGGGGGAAATGCTACACTTACTAATCTTGGAAATGCTACATTAACTGCAACTATTCAGCCAAATAGTGTTGCTTTAGCAACTGACACAACAGGAAACTACATGATTAATGTAACAGGCAATAGCCAAGTCTCTGTTAGTCATAGTCAAGGTGAAGGTAGCACTGCAGCTTTAAGTATTGCTGATGACTCTATTGGAGATACTCAGTTAGCTTATAACACAGGACAACACTTAACAACTAGTTCTGCAGTTACTTTTGCAACTGTTAATACAGGTCAAGGTGATAATGAACTTTATGATATGAACCAAAATGTTTTAACATCTTCTGATGTTACTTTTAACGATATAATAGTAGCAGGTGATGATATATCTTCAGACCCATTTTCTTCAGGATTCACAGGTCAAGGTTGGAAAATAGATAATACAGGTCATTTATCAGTCGGCAGTGCTACAATTAGAGGTACTCTTTCAGTATTTGAATTATTAATACAACAAATTAGGGCTACAAATGGGGCTATATTTGTTTCTTCTTCAGCTAAAGTAGAAAGTGCTAGTGGTTTAAGTGCTAGTGATGATGATGGCACAATTACTTTTGAAGACCCAAGCAATAATAATTTATGTCCATTCGCAGCAAATGATTTAATTATGATGCAAAGGGTTAATCCTGGTTCTCTTGTTGCAGGTAATGCTGCAGGTGGAGCTACAAATGTTATTAAAAAACTATTATATAAAGTATCTAGTGTTAATGGAAAAACAATAACTGTTGAAAATGGTGGCTATAATAATACGACTTCTCCATCAGCAGGTGATGATTTTGTTAGAATTGGTAATACTAGCAATAGTGCAAGACAAGGTATTATATATTTAACATCTGATGATACCAATTCACCATTTATAGATATAAAAGCTGATATAGATTCTTATTCTGATTGGACAGGCTCTACTCCTAAAGTAAGGTTAGGTAAATTAGATGGTATTACTGATTCAGATTTAGGTGGTTCACTTAGTGGCTTTGGTTTGTACTCTAATAATATATTTCTAAAAGGTAAAATAGTTGCTAATAGTGGTACTATCGGTGGTATAAATATGGAAAGCAATAAACTTTATGTAGGCACTGGAACTTACAATAATAGTAATACTGCTTTTTATTTAAATGATAGTGGAAGCTTTTCATTAAAAGATAAATTATCTTGGAATGGAACTACTTTAACTGTTAATGGAAATATTACAATAGCAAATGCTTCAAGTGTTAGAAGTGATTTAAATGTAGCTGATGGTTCTACTTCTAATAGGTCTGATAGTGCTACTGATACCGCAGTTAATAGTGCTGCTAAAACAGGTGGAAGTGTTGGTGGATGGAGTTTATCTTCAAGTGCAATAACAGGTTCAAATATTGTTATGAGTAGTAGTGGTAGTATAGCTGTTTCTAATGGCTATAGTCTTAATAACGATGGCTCTGCTTCTTTTTCTAATGGAAATATAACATTTGCAACTAATGGAGATATTACGTCTACTACTTATCTTGTAGAAAGAACTAGATTATTCGGAGGTGGTGAAGATGGTGTAGTTAGAATACATACTCAAGCAGGTGATGGCAATAGTGGTAGTACAAATCAAGATAGTTGGTATGCAGTTGATAATGCTGATGGTACTAGAGTATTGCTAAATCAAGGAGCAGTAAGTGGTAATGGTGCTCATTGGTATCAATTAGGAGATATTTACGCTACTAATTTTACAGTAAGAAGTGGCACAGTTTTATATCCAAGAGGTTTTAGAATATTTTGCAAAGGAACTTTAACTGTAGAGTCTGGAGCATATATCTATAATCTTGGTAGCACAGCTACAAATCAAAGTGGAGCTGCAGGAGGTATTGGAGCTAATTTATCTGCAGGAACTGCAGGAAAAAATGGTGGTAATGGTGGAGAAGGTACGCAGGGTGTAGAAAATAAAGGAGGATATGGAGGAGGAGCGGGTGGTTCAGGTGGTATGATTTTAATTTCAGCAAGATATATTTCTAATAGTGGAACTATTGCAGCTACGGGTGGTAATGGTGCTAATGGTCAAAATGGTTCTGGTTCGTAAATTTAATGAATAGGAAAATAATATGGCAGTAGGAAGTCCTGGCTCTTCAGCCAATGCAGGTGGTTCATCCACAGCAATTACAAGATTAAATACAATAGACCCTCATTTAGTTTTAATGATGAGAGATGTTATGGAAGCAACAGATACTGCTACAAGATTAAAAGTTACTGGAGGAGCATCAGGCGGTGGTGGTGGAGGTGGTGGCGACCATAATAATGCTGTTGCTGACCCTGGATTAGCTGGTCCTGTTGGTGAAGCAGTTTCTAATACAATTTTAACTGATGCTGGTCAGCAAGGTGGCGATGGAGGACATGGTTCTGCTAGTTCT